CTAATATTACTAATAGATTATATACAGATAATACAAAGGCAATAATACTAATGATTAAAGTTAATCTTGAAATCATATCTATCCCATTGCTATAATAGTTAGGAAGAGTGGGGCTCTTTCGAGCCCCTGTGGTTACTCCTTATTAATCGCCGTTATCACCGCAGTTGCTAGTTGGATGATAGCTATTACTAAGGGTAGCCACTTTTTTATTTTCTTCCTTTTCAATGGTTTCACCTCCTTCCCTATGTCTACATTATAACACGTTTTCGTGTTATATGCAAGCATTTATTTATAATTTTATAAACAAAAAATGGCCTACCAACCTAGATATTTTCTAAGTTAGTAGGCCTTTTATTTATAGTTGCGTGTATCCACCATTACACGCTATGGAGATGTATGGATCACTTCCTTAGTTTTTAGATGCAAGATAAATAACAGTACCACCTAATAGGATATTCAACAACTTACTTTTGCGTTGCTCCATCTTGGCTTTGTGTATTTCTTTCTTTTGCTCGTTCAAGTATATTTCGGCTTTCGCCAATGATAACTTTTGCTCGTTCAGCATCTGTTCTTGCTTCTGTAGTAAGTTCCGTGCTTCTGTTAATTGCACTCTCTGTTCGCTGATTAAGTTCAACGCTTCGATTAATTCGTTCTTCTGTTCGTTCGTTGATAGCTTGGCTACTCTCAACTGCATTTCTAACTCGTTGATTGTAGTCAATTGCTTGTTGATTGTACTCTCTAGCGTTTCGAAGTTCGTTTTCAGCGTTACGTATTCCTGTGGTGTCAATGTTACTGCTTCTGTTGGTGTAGAACCATACACAGAGGAAGCACACAATGATAAGAATAACAGGAACACACCAAGGATACTTTTCAGTAAATTGTTTAACTTTAACATACATATATACCCCCTATATATTACTTCCCCATTGTTGAGCATAATATTTTGCTTTCATACGAATTACATCACCACCACTACCAGCTTCATCACCTTCACGGACTACCCACAAATCCCAACGTTCGCAAGTAGAATTAGGGCCGTATGGTTCATGTGCATACCAGCCGTCCATGTTATCGGCTGCTTCTGCGTGAGTTAGTACATTGCTGATACTAGCAGGCAAGCCTAAATCAACACACAATACCGCCACCACCTGTGCTAGTGTTTCAATCTGTGCATCTGTTGGTGGGTAATTACCCAAGTTATTTACCCATTGTGCATTATAGGCACAATCTAAAGAGATACCAACTGCGCCACTATTACGCATCCATGTATGGTTCTTATGGTCTGTTAGTTCGCCGTCAATGTAAATATTACCGCTACCATCAATATTGATGTGGTAATCGTCAAATTGTTGGTTATATCTTCCAGCAGTCCAATGCAGATATACCTTATTGATTTCACCTACTGCACGGCTACAATAATCATTTAAATCACTTAAACTAATGTTTATCATCCACATTGCCCCTTTCAATCATAGGCATCTTTGGCGGTTCTTCCAATTTATCTGGAATACCATTACCATCTTTATCTATCCACAATGCAAGGAAGCCTACTAATGCAGTTAAAACAGATGGGATAAAGATATGATCTATGATATTAATACCAACACTAATCATCTTGTTAGCATCATCAGATACATAACCGCTAATAAAAGCCATGATGTATTGAGTAACCACTAACAAAATAGGTACTAGCATGATTAATACTAGTACCCTTGTAGCTAAAATACCTGTTGGGTGGATGTTAGCCACCCTCACAGATTTATAAGATTGTTTAATTGAATTAATGAGCTTTTGAGGTATGTTCATGAAGTTCATCCTTAATATCCTCAACACGCACTTCTAATGCTTCAACTTTTGCTGACAACAACACTTGCTTGCTCTCCGCTTTTATTCGCTCTGCACGTGATAATTTAATTTCATCTTTCAAATCTTTTAGCGTGTCAGTTAATACACCCCACTTTTCTTGAAAGATAAGATTATCTTGCATCCGTTGTGAGTCTAATTGTTGTAGCAACGGAATAATCAACAATCTATATCCTGCACCTGCAACCACACCTACAATTGTAAGAGTGGTTAAGATGTCGTTCAACTCAAACTGCCATGTCCACATTCTTTTTATGCCTTTCTCCAAAATCCTATAATATCAATGATATACCGAGTATTTGCCGGTACACCCCAAGCCTTAATCATACGGCTGTTTCGTTCAACATAAACACTATTGTTATTTACATTAACGCTTTTTTCTATCAATCGTACAGAAACTGGCGAATTTGGTGGAAGCGACGCGACCACGTTGCCATTACCGGAAGGGGTAGTTAACTTAAAATCAAAATGCAAGTAACCCCAACCAGTTAAGGGGTCAAACGCTAAATATCCTCTATCCGCACCCCTCTCACCTTGTACTGCCATTCCCCATGCAACTTCATATATTTCGATTGGTTGTGAGGTTGCTTGACCGCCACCGCTTCCAGGGTCTCCTTTAGGTCCTTTTAATGCCAGTAATTGTTCTGGTGTAAAATCTGAATATCTGAATGGTTCGCCTTTATCACCCTTTGGCCCTTTAAGTGCATTAAGTTGGTCTTGCGTGAAGTCAGAATATTTGAACGGCTCACCTTTAGGTCCTGGTGGCCCTTGTGTACTTGATGCATACTGATTAATTTCTGCTTTCTTCACATAGTCATTTAATTCAGATTTTTGAGCGAAGGACTGCCCCTCTAATTTATTAACGTAACGACTAGAAGCATCGCCAGGTGTTAATGCATATTGAGCAATCTCGTTTTTCTTAATGAAAGTACCTAAATCGTTCTTATATGCAAATGTTTGAGTCGCCCAGCCTTTTTGAGCGTAATTATTAGTCGCATCTGTTTTAGACAAATAATCACTTAACTCTGTTTTTAATGCATACTTAGGGTCTCCTAGCATAGTAAGGTAGTTTCTTATATCAACTTTTTTTAGATAAAGATTTTCGGCATCTTGTTTGGTTGTATATGCTGATAAATCTACATTAGCACCAGTGCCAGGTGGTCCTGGCGGTCCCTGTTCACCTCTAGGGCCTTTTAAATTCTCCAATTGCTCCTGTGTGAACATATCATAAGTAAAAGGTTTTCCATCTTTACCAGGCGGTCCTTGAACACCCTGTAACCCTTGTTCTCCATTTAGTCCGTCAATACCATTCTTACCAGGTTCGCCCTTTGGACCTGGAGGACCAGGAGGCCCTTGCTCCCCTGGTTCACCCTTAGGCCCTTGCAATTTAATAATTTGGGTATTATCTTTGACAATGATTTTATCATCATCATTAGACTTTATATGAATATTTTCATCACTCATATTATTTCCCCCTATTGCTGATGCCTTCAGCTATTGTTATTTCACCTTTTATCAGACATTTAATAGGCTTTTCACCACTCCATAGGAATAAATCCCAATAGTACTTGCCATAGTCCAATGTGTTGGTATCCAAGGATAAGATGATTTTACTCAGTTCATCACCTTCTAATCCCTCTTGTGATACTGCTATATCAAACTTTGCCTTGTACTCCTCATCAGTTGGATATTTTCTAACACACGCAAATAGGCTTTCACTATCTACTGCATTTGTATATCCAACATTTAGAGTGATTGCTTCTCCTTTAATGACATTAAAGTTGTGTTGGACTGGTAACATCCGCATCATCCTCTTCCAAATCCATTAGATCATTATGAATACAACCCTCTGTAGGGCAAGTGCCATTTTCATTTAAAGTGGCCCAACAATATTCACAAAAACGCATTACAGGTACATTGCTTTTAATCTCTTCCATTATTTCACCGCCTTAATTTTAGTAACCATTTCGGCTTGTAAAGTTTTATATTGTGCTTGCAAGTCAGTAATATCTGCATTAGCTAATCGCCTACGCAATACGGCTTTATCAAGTGCATCAAATCGTTTATCATAGTAATTTTTAATAGCTGCTATCCTTTCCGCTTTTGTCGGCTGATATTCGACCATCGGGATGTCAATGAATTGACCGCCTTTATAGATTTTCCCAGCTAGAAATTGGTCGAGAATATCATCTCCACCATACAAGTATTCAGCCGCATCAGGGTAGTTGACTTTGGCTTTTGCCAACAGCGCCTCTTCCCCTACAGGATCTAATAAACTATCTACTACAGATGTGATGCGGTGTCCGTCCGCATCAATGATATGGATATAATTATTCATGTGTACCACCTTTCTTATTAATAAGAGGAATGTATGAATAGTGCAATTAAGAACTACCCATTACAGTTGTATCAGTATCAGCACAGGTCTATCGCCGTTGCGTTAAAAGTGTTGTACGAAAAACGGTTGCCTACGAGACCAGAATTAGTCAGCAATAGGCTCGTAACCAGTTACCTAAACACCTACGGCTATCCAGTTAACCGTTAATGTCTGAACTGGGTGCGCCCATTCGTTACCACGAATTACGAATCCTGTGGAGGTCTTTCCCGCTACATAAGTAATTGCTGATATGTCTAGATTAGAATCTTCTGCACTTAGTACAATAGCCAGCGGTTTATTCTGGAAACCCGTAGGAAAAGTAGTAGATACTGTTTTAGCGTTGCCATCGATATCCCCAAAGTATTGCGTTCCCCATTGGATAGTGAACCCATTGGCAAATTTCACAAACCCATTCACCTCTAGGCGTTGTGCCACAATTCCGCACACGCCTAATAGTTTTTTTATATCTTTTAAAGTTGCGGCTGGGTTTTCCTTCCAGTTAGAGGCACCTAATATCTTAGCAATTGCATCTGTGATAGGTTGATGTGCAGTTTCGTCAGTATTATGATTGGATATGTCAGCAGTAATTGCCAATTGTTTTGTTCCGATTCCTGGACTATACCAACCTGGTCGATTCTTAACGCACAAATTAGCGTTGTCAACGGCACCTGTCTTATTAATGCCAATGTCCATTATTCCGTTTGGTGTGACTCTAATTCCTGCGCTATTATTACCAGTCTTGAATAATACCCAACTCCCACCATCAAGTGAAACATCACCAGTTACAGTCCCACCAGTCAATGGTAAATATCTTCTAAATTGAGCTTCATGTGCATTAATATCACTATTATGTAAATCTAGTTCGCCTTTTGTTACAAAGGTACTGTCAACAAATTTAAATGTTACATTTTTCGCATTCCCAATTACTGTTCTAATTTTATAAATCTCACTATCAATTGGTGTTGTCTTATCTGGAATATACCCCACATTATTTCCACCATTTGTATAGCTATATAGCATTTCTGTTTTACCGTCAACTTTTGCATATAGTCCAACTTCTCGTGGGAAGAAGCCTACTTCTAATGCATTATTAGATAAAGTTGCGGTAATTAAGTATTGTCCATTACCTTCATTAACTCCACTCGTTACTGGCAATTCCATTTTTGGAGAAATTACAGTTGTCATATCATTAAAATTTCTACCTGTAGCATCTCCATCTCCTACAACAACTCGTGTAAAAATTAAATTTTTACGAGTAGCAATACTTTCAGCAATCATTGCCAACCCATTTTTAGTAACCACATTTTGTGGATATTGACTAGGCATTATTTACCCCCTTAACAATTAATATGATTAATTACATTAGCTTTAGTGATATATACACCAGCTACTATAGATGCATCATCTAGTGTTGAATTAAAGCCTACCATTGGATTAATAGTAATCATCTCAAACGTAGTAACAATACTGCCAGCGTATAATTCAGTATCAACGCTATGTACATCATTAATGCTTAATCCAATATGCGATGGTTTAACCACAGTTAAGTTGCTTCTAATTTGTGGTATAGCATATACAAAGGATGAGTTATTAAACTCTAGCTTTAATACTCCATCTTCAAACTGTACATCTACATCATCAAGTACAAATGTTTTAACAATCGCCCTAATTCTATCTAGTGTACACTTGCCATTATTGTTCCATATCATCTGCACTATGGCTCTTCGTTGTTCGATTGAGCCATCACCTTTGATACCTAAATCTTTTTCGTATACCTTTAGCCCACGTTCGCCCACTGCATCAAAGAAGCCATTATCTAGCAATACATCTAGTAGTTCATCTATATCTTGCAGTTGTAATCCAGCTGCTTGATATAATTCACGAACCCATGGATCATTACGATACATCTTATTAATGGCTTTTAATGCATACTCTTTGAAATCTGTATTAGTCATTTAAAGCCACGCTAACTGTACCTAATACGGCAACTTGTTCATTTGTTAGATTAATTTTAGTTGTCTGCCCATTTACAGTTACACTTTCATAGTCAGTAATACCAGCATTATCAATGATAATGTTACTAATTTGTGCGACTGATACATAGTTTTGTTTAAAGGCTATCTTCTTTAGGTAAGCGGTTACCGCTTCGGTAATGTCATTTGTAATAGTGGATTTAGTAGCAGATGTAGTGTGTTGTACACCTCTTACATCAATATTGATAGGCACATCTGTAGCACTAACTACAGTACAATGTGCACCAATTGGTGCTTGACCTTCACCAATACCTTTGCTCTCTGGGTCTATGTAATCTTGTACACGCTTAACTAAATCGGTACTAGCAGCCTTTCTATCGGAATTAATAACAATCACTTTAACAGTATTGTTGCCATTCCATAACCCTATTACATTAGCTTCGCCTACACCTTCTACTTCTTTCGCCCATTGCTTATAGTGGTAATCATTGCCACTCGTAGCTGGTTCTCTTAACTCTTCATAGTAGCGCTCACGCAAATCATCGTCTGCTTCCTCATTTTCGCCACCTTTTGCAGCATCATCGTTAATAACTGCATTGATACCAGCAATAGTAATAGGCATCTGCGTTATTGTACCTTTAGGAACATTACCAACCACACCAGCTTTAGTGCATCTGATTTTGATGATAGAGTTATCTACTACATCCTTATTTTCTAGCGACTCGTATTGAATACCGCTTTCACTTTCGAATAAATCACCCTCATGAATAGTTCCGTTACCATCTACAATACGTAGGCTACATACTGCCTTAGTTGCTAACTTTCGTTGTGTTCCTTTGCGTTGGAATACTACCCTTGTTAGTTCATCACCTGTTAAGTTATCCACGTTTTGTTTGCGTTCAATTTCTTCCGCCTTCTTCCACAGTTCAAGTAAAGCAAATGCTTCACCTCTTGTTATGTCATACGTTGGAAAGCCTTCCGTTTTCTGATACGCATCATCAATGTTTTCAAGCATCGTATTATGGATGCTATCAACACTATAATTCGAATTCATGTTCTATCTTCACCTCTTCCCCTGTATTAGTAACTACTGTGAAATAAAAAATACCAGCATTGAATTGCCAATCTTTGACAACTACAACACATGGTACTTTGTTCATGATACCTTCGGTTATTCTTCTTTTTATTTCAGATACTTTATATGCACGTGGCAATCTGTACCCTAATAGCTTAGTTAGATCTAACCCAAAGCTATCACTATAGATTAAGTATTTCTTCATTTCAGTACGAATAAATAACTCAATCCATTGTTTAATTGCTTCAATCTGCGTATCTTCTACATTGCGACCATCCTCAAATACAAAACGATGTGTTTTATAATCAAATTTAAATGACCGCCCCACTTTATGTTGTGCGTTTGTAGCAGTTTTAGTAGATTGAATGGAATTGGTGAAGTTGTAATCTGTAGGAAACATCATACCCCCTCTTTCACAATATCAACGATAAAGAAGTGTTGCTCGTTTTCATCTGGAATAACAAGTACTTTATCGCCAGCCTTCCATAATTCATCAAGCACTATCTTACCTTCGCCCTGTGCATCGTAATCAGATTTAGGCCCAGCTGGACACCCTTTGTGTGTCATTTTGCCACTATGTCTATAAGAGTAGGTAGTGATATGGTGAATTAACTGAAAGCATACATATCCATTAGATGCATCTATCATAAACTTCCCATCTTTGATAGCTACCTTCCATGGTGAAGTACTGATAACCTCTCCAAGGCAAGCACCTATCCGTATAGGGTTGGTTCTATCTTTAAACATAGAAGCCATCTGACTGTGCCATTCTTCCATATATACCCCCTTATGACATTCTAATTACTTTAGATGGTGCTTCGTTTGTGTGCCATGCGTTATTAGCATCAGAATAAAATTTAGCGTGTCCTTCGCTACTACTATTACCAAACGCACCACCAGCACCATCAGATATTACAACATGGTCATTATTGCCATATACAAGTATGTCGCCTTTCTTAGCATAGCCGTCAAAGGCTTCTACCTTATACCCAGCACTTTGAGCATTATTAACTAATGTATCTACATTAGCCGTACCAATATCCGCTTGTTGCTTCAAGAATGGACTGTAATATGAACCAGCCTTAACTGCCACATCCACGCACCCATTATCACGATATACGCTCTGATATCCGTTGAGTGCGTTCATACCAGCATCAACTTGCGTTGCATTAGCAGTACTATTAGTTGCATTAGGTGTAACAGTTGTAGTAGTGCTAGTTGCGTACTTGCTTGTATCAAGTTCTTTCGTTACACGTTTTAGATCTAATGTCATAGTATGATTAACTCCATAATTATGCTTGCAGTTTTCTACTATGAATTTATCGTGTATATCGACTGTGTAATCATCAATTATAATAATGCGACCACTCCTTACTGTATCATCACCTAATAATGTTAGGTTTAACTTTTCAGCTACCTTATTAGTATCTTGAATAGTCTTTTTAGCAATTTGAGCAGTCTGTGCTTGCTTCTTATCGTCAACCTTAACTATCTTCTTGATTAAGCCATATTTCTTGATGCTTTCATCATCTTGAATAGTAGACTTAACAGATGTACTCTTTTCTTTTTGAGATATGGCTACGATGCTATTACGCATATCTTCCATGCTTAAATCTCTTGAGTAATTGTTAATCGGTTGAGTAATAACCTTATCAAGCACTAAATCCTTGTAGTCCTCAACGTGTACCTTACCATCTCGATATTCAAGGCGGTATTTATAGCCTGTTTCCTCTGTGGCTTGCTTAATAATATCCTTGATAACATCAGATACTGTTTCACCTTGATATATCTTCTTGATACTAGTCTTAATATCAGCCACATTACCCAAAGGCACGTTATTCTCACTACACACCTTTTTGATAGCTTCAAGGCCACTAACACCATTGAATTGAATTTCTATCTCTGATTTATTGAGATAAAAGCAGTAATCAAAGCAAGTGTAACTATATTTGTTAGCACCACTTTGTTTTTCTGCTACTACAATTCCTTGGAACACTACTTGTTCCTGTTGCTCTTCGTTAAGCTGCGTTGTAGCACTCTTATTATTGTTGCTTAATTGGTTACTAAACTCAATCTTGCCACCAATCGCAAGCCGTGTGCCCATAAGGTTAAAATCAAAAGGGTTATCTGCTAAGTCAAATGTAAATTCTTGACCTAATGTATCAATACCATCTGACCTTTGATAGTTATTTGTATAGGCGGTAATTTCACGTGTTTCAGTAACGTCTTTACCATCTTTTCCTTTGGTTGTGTTCGTATACTGTAACTTCATTTCTTAACCGCCTTACTATCAGTAGTCTTTGTATCCGTAGCCTTATTTTCGCCACCAGTCGAAGATTGAGCAGTAGTTGATGTATTAGTATATACATACTCTTCAATACCTATTGTGGCTTTAATATCGCCAATTTTGTCATATGTGTATGATAGATCATTAATGACACATGGCATATTAAGGATTTCGTTGCCATCAGACTGAATAATGCATATCCGCATCACAGCTTTCATCTGCCGTTGTGCTTGAAAGAATTGTAAACATTGCAAGCCGTCTGTACCATTACCACGAATAAAAGAGTAATCCTTATTCACAGGTAATAGGATATTGTCTAGGCTTAGTGTTCGTAACCCTAAAGGCCCTATAAGTTTAATATCACCTCTAAGACCATTAAAGGTTTCATTAGCTTGCGGTTCACTAATCGTAGGTAAAGGGTTAGGTACTACAGGTAATGTAATGTATTCATCCGTTAATTCAGAGTGAAATACAATATCTGTAGTTTGTTTTCGTTCGGCATAATCTAAAATCTTACCGACTAAACCATGTGAAATCTTATCTGCAAACTTAGTAGCACGTGTTACTGCTAACTTTTGCAAGTCCGCTTGTTTCGTCATTAAGCGTTGTTTCATTACGCTTTTAGCGTTGTCTTGAAAGCTCATTTCACACCCCCTACATATTGCCCATAGCTAACATTACTTTATCTGTAACGTGTCTACCACACGCATCCATGAAGTCTTCATTACCAATCACATTACCTTGTACAGTTACATTGACTGTTACATTACCACGGCCACTTGCTAATTGCTTCATGCTTTCATCGTGTGGAATTACTTGTGATCCATTCGGTAGATTGATAATTTCGCCACGTTGATTTTCGTTGACATATGTCGCTCCACCTTTCCAGTATTCAGTACCAGTTGCATTATGTTCACCAGTTACACGGCCTATAGTATTGTTATATAGCCATGCTCCACCCTCTTTGATAGCATCGATTTTATCACCAGCCCATTGCAATTTATCTTGAACCCATCCAAGTACATCCTGTGCAATAGATTTGATAATTCCAAAGTAGCCATTAAAGATTTGGACTAACCCACTAAAGGCCATATCCCAGTTACCAGTAAATACACCAACAAGAAAATCAATAATACCATTGAAGATTTGTATAACACCATCAAGTATAGGACTCATGATTTCCATAAAGCGGTTATAAATAGGTGTAACAACCTCTATAACACCATTTACAAATTCAGTACATCCACTTACTAAGCTATCCCATAATTCACTAGCATAGCTTGAAATAGCATCCCATACACCTATTGCCACCTCTTTTACTGTATCCCAGTTATAGATCAATAACGCAATAGCAGCAATCACGGCATACAATGCAAACACCATAGGATTGGCAATCATTAGCATATTCAATACTCTTACAACTTTAACTACAGTCATAAAGCCACTGAATATAGATAACAATATAGGTAAGATGCTAGATATTACATTAAAAGCAACAAACCCAGCTACAACTACTTTAAGAACAGGCACTAAGAACCCAAGATTATCAACACACCACTTAATAACACTACCTAAAGTGGATAGAACGCTTTTAACTACGTTCATACCTTCTGTTAGATTTGTCTTAATTGTTTCTTTATTCTCTGTAATAACCTGCGCAATCCATGTGAAAGCACCACTAAACGTGTTAAATATATCTTGAATAACTGGCGCAACTATTGGCATGATTGTGCTAACCATATCAATAAAAGCTTTTTGCATAGGCAATAGACCTTTACCAATCGTAGCCATTAATGCTGCTTGTTGGTTCTTCATCCGTTTTAGTTGTCCATCTGGTGTATTAGCTAATATTTCATTCTGTTTAGAGAATGTACCATTAACCACTTCATTGATAGCAGCCAATCGTTCTGCTTCTGTACCATTCTTGATGATTTCCTTTTGTACTTCTGTTAAAGGTATCTTCATCTTGGTTAAGCCAGCTACATCGCCATTAAACGCTCTGCCGATTGCCTGTGATGCTATCTGTGCATCTTCTGCTGTAGCATTGATACCAAATTTACCAGCAACAAGATTTGTTAAAGCTTCTGACAAACCTTCTACTTTATCTATAGGAACATTCCATTTATTAAGTTCTTGATACCCAGCACGAATAGTGCCAGCGGAGATAACCCCTACCTTGCCCCATTTGGCAGCATAATCATTTAACTGCTTTTGTGCAGCATCTAGCGACTCTGCAGATTTATCATACAAGGAATTGTTGTTGGCCAAGCTATTACGCAATAATGTTTGAGATAATTCCGCACTCTTAGCTACATCAAGTGCTTTCTTGCCGTAGTCAACTATTGCGCCAACACTAGCAAACGCACCCAAGCCTGACATAGCCAGTCCCATCTTGCCGATGCTACCAGCAATACCTAAGAATTTGTTATTAATTCCGTTACCAAAATTACTTAACTTATTCTTCATGGCTACCATTTTGCGTTCTGTGTCTTTGGCACTATCCCCAGCCTTTTTCATAGGTGCAGTAAATTGGTCTTTAAGACTAAGTAATACGTTAATACTTTTAGCCATTATTGCCCCTTTCTAAATCTTCCATATCCAATTCAAAGCACGCACTATAAAACGTGCGTTCTAATGGATCTAATGCAAGTAACGAGGATAATGTATGGCCTTTCTGCATATAATAGCGGAACATTGTTAGTTCCCTGTCCGCTCTTATTGCTTTTTTACATCTTCAACAGGATTTGCAATACCATACATCCCCAAGATAGCTTCACCTAATGCAGTAATATCTTCTACGCTATCATTTAAGACTTTATACACTACATCTGTAGGTTCTGCACATTCGTATTTCGCTTGTAATTCTTTATTCTTAAACAAAGGAACACATGCATAGATAAGTTGTACCATCGCATCCATCACTGTGGACAACGTAGCATCCTGTTTGATTTCATCCATAATGCGTAACACAGTTGGTAATGGTTGATGAATTACAGTCAATTCACCACCTAAACCTTTAACATATACGTCTTTGGATTGAAAACCCTCTTGCATATTGCGATTAAGTAAATCTTCTAGTTGTAATTTAGCCATATATTATCCACCTCACATTAAAAGGAAAGGCGATGCATTAAGCACCGCCCATATATTAAAGAATTAAGTCTAAGTAGTTGTAATCAGCAAATTTGAAAGGATAACTTTCTTCTTGTACCTTTTTGTTTTCAAAACCATGTGTTAGTTCATCCAAAGTAACGCCAGTTAATTCGATACGTTCAGCACCATTTACATCTGGATCTGTTAATTTAGATACAATTTTAATATCTGGTACACTACCATTTTTAATTTTGCCAGCAATCTTTTGCGCCACACGGCTATCGATTTTGTGAAGTACCAATGTGCCAGCACCTTCAAACCCCACCAATCGTTGGTGTACACCCATTTCGCCATTAATGTCTACCGCTTCATATTTAAGGGAGATTTTAGCTTCAAAAGATTTAACATTTGCATATAATTCGCCATCAATCCATACCTTACCGAATTGGCCACGCAAGATTTGATTATGAATGTCTTTACTTGCCATACTTTACCCCCTTATTCCATAGTAATTTGGAAGGACAAATCTTCCATAGCATCCAAGATTTTAACTTTAGCAGCAACGAATACAGTAGATTTAAAGGACATTTCTTTAACTTTCGCTTCATCCCAATCTTCCGCTTCTGTTTTACCAACAGATAACCAAGCTAGTCTTTGGTTTTCTACATCCACGAATGCATGATTATCATATTCTGGATCTAAAATTTCACCATTAGTAACTTTAGTTAAAGATTTGAAATATGCGTTCACAGAAGAGATAAATAAGTATTGATTATCCAAGTGGTTTTTATACTTGCCCACGTAGTACTTTTTAAACGTGGAATACAAGTCCTCTTGAATTAAATCCATAGACTCAACAATGATGATTTTACGCATATCTTCTGTATCAGTAGATGTGAATGTAGTCAATGTATTAACACCACGGCCCACACGCACTACGCTATCTTCATCATCATTGATAAGAAGTAACCAGCCTTCATCAGTCCACTTATTTACATCTTTTTCACTTGTAATGTAAGAATTATCTACATAATCCAAATCTTCCAATTCGTAGTATGTAATGCTGCGGTTCATTGGTAAGTTAGCCAAAATAGATGTAATTCGTGGTAAATAATCAGTCATTTTGACATTAGTGCCAGCTTCCGCATCAGCTTCATGTACAAAATTACCTTTCATATTTACAACGTGTTTATCATCCGCAACTGTAACATTTGCTACTACGCATTTAACCTTACGGCCTTTAGAAATAACATTACGGCTTTTAGTGTAAGATACTAAATCTGTTTGCCATTCTGCTACTGTAGTACAAGCCCAGTTGTATTTAATGCGGTCTAATACTTGTTTAATATCTGCAAATGCAGTTGTTTTAGATGGAACGTGTAACACTACCACCTTATTCACATTTACATAGAAACAACGCTTCAACAATTTAATTGTATCGGCATTGTATTTTTTATCGGTAATATCTGCTTCAAATTTGAATACATCATAACCAATAGTAGTTTGTTTATCGTCTTTAACGATAACTAATGCAGTACCACGTTCGGAACGTAGCACGGCAGATACCGCCTTTTGCAAGAATACGATATCAATATTTGGTAAGCCAATCGCCATATTCTGCTCCTTTTACCCATTAAAAATAGCACCCATACATTGTGGGTGCTATAACTATTCTTCCGTTGGCTCTTGCAACTCTCCGTTGACGGCCAATTTTTCCATGTAAGGTGCATCTGCTTCTGGTCTGTTTTGATAGATCGTTACATCAAAGTTAGTGATATATGACATATCAGCCTTATTGATTGTTTCGACTATATCAGATGCAGTTATACTAAATCCATCAGCTACGCTAACAGGCATTGCTAACATCTCACGCAAGCTTTCTCTTGCTTTGAGTAAGTTAATATAGCCAATCTCACGCTTTTCATTGAAGTAGTAGATATAGATATTAAGCGTATCACCTCTTAGGATTTCGCCTATATCTTCATTGTTAAAGTCTACAACCTCAATAAAAAATGATGGTCTAGTAAATCCCTCTGAAATATCCCTATCATTAACATCACAATTAAGCAATTCTCTGCACTTTACTGTTAATGCTTTTACTATTTCAACTGCAGTTATCACTAGCCTAAACCTTTTTCATTAAGCATCTTATCAATAAATTCTTCCGCTAACCCTTGATATTCTGACGGAAAGGCTTTAGCAGTTTTACCCATTATGGCTTTACCTCTTACAAAGGCTTCCCCTGTGTTGCCAACTATCAATTTAGGTTTACCCTGTGCAGCATGACCTAGCATCACATGACCATGTTCAACTAACCATGCGTGCGGTGCGGTATTCTTAACGCGCACTTGCCACTCATCCTTACCATACTTATACGCTCTATCACGTTTAAGGCCTTTGATAAGGTTTTTAGTACCTTGTGTTGTACCGCTTTTATAGTTGTTTTTTGCATTAGCTTTTAGCTTATTACCAGCACGTTGAAGAAAATTCTTTGTATCTTTCGGAAAGTCTTTAGTCGCTAGGTCTAACAACTCTTGAGAAAACTCACTTAAACCTTCTGCTTCAATATCAATACCCATTAGATTACAACCTCTGTAAATATTTCTAGTCGCTCTTTATTAAGGTATGGATCCATAACGTACAATATGTTATATTTCTGACCCTCAATAATTAGCCACATATCCGGTTCAATATCATTGCGATACCTACACACAATCTTATGTGTAGTTCTAGCAAGTGTAGTTTCTGCCGTTCTACCACTTAATAGACCGCCAGTCTGTGGAATGACACCACAATGCATATTGCCGATAACTGTATCAACAATAGGATATTGCCCCAATTCATTCATAGTGGTTGATTTTCTGTTAGCGTGAATTTCTGCTTGATGTTGTAATAGAGTGCTTAATCTACCTTTTCTATACATAATTTCACCTATAATAAGTTTACTGAATACTTATCTAAGATAGCTTGTGCCGTAGGGTTTACCACCGCATTTTCAACGGCCGTAAATGTACGATTATCGTAAAATTCACCGCATAAACTCAATACGGCAATAGGCATATCTTCATAATCATCAAGTGTAGTCTTATCAGCTATCCCCATATATGTCATGCAATAGGAAATTGCTGCAGATAATACCATGTCTAAAATAGGTTTAGTGTCGGCTGTAACATCAACACGAATATAGTTCGATACAATATCAAGATTTAACTCACTAACTTTCATGTTTACTCCTCTGCTTCAGCCTTTTTGCTTTTGGTTTTAGCTTGTTTTACAGGTTCGATGTAACCAGCTTGTAATAGATCATTGATGATTACCTCGTCTGTATACTCAACAATGCTATCAAGTGGGGCAGATACTACCCCACTATAACCAACTAACACCTTGTACTTCATGACTATTAAGCCATTGCTAATGTAGCAATACGTTGTTCATCAACGATTTTGCCGTCAACTTCAACATAACCAGCTACACCAACTGCGTATTGAGTATAGAAGCGTTCTTGCAATACAGAGATTTCAGAGTTTTCACCGCTGATTTTTGTAGCATAACCTTTAAGGTCAGCATAGATTGCAACTTTAGCTTTTGTAGCAATTTTAGGCATATTGTCAGACTCGTAAACAGGACGGCCTAACAATGTGTAGCCATAACCATTTGTAAGGTCTTTATTCAACAAGTATTCGCCTTGTGCATTTTTCAATTTAGCACACGCTTTGAATGTTTCAGGGTTCATGATGAATACACCATTACCACGATATTGTTGAGGTACTTTGAATTGAAGTTCAATCAAATCATCAGCAGTAATTGCAGTTGCACTACCAGCAGTTACAATGTTTTTAGCTTGCAATAAACCTTGAATTTTAGCAGAACCATTAATCATTTCGTTTTCTAAGAATACAACGATTGCTTCTGCTACTTTAGTTACTACGTAGTTTACGATATCGAAGCCAGCGTTATTAATTAAGGATTTAGATACTTTAGTCAATACACCTACTACGTTACCTTTCAATGTAACGGATTTGAATTTACCGCTTGTGGATTCAAGTTCTTGGAACTCACCAACATATGCACAAGTAGTTTTGGATGTGCTTTCATCTTCTACTGCGAATACTAAATCACCTTTTACATCGTAGAAGTCAGAGTTTTCAATGATTGGTGCAATACGTTTAACAGTACCAATGATACGTTCAGCAATAGTGGATGGAATTACTACACCATTATCACCTTTAGTAAGATTTACATCTGCACGTGTTTCAGTATCGGCAAATGTAGTTTCACCACTACGCAAGAAGTTAGCAAATGCACGTTCTTCTGCCATTGCCATTGCTTTTGCATCAGTTTTAGCTGGTGCTTCATCATCAGATACAGACATCATGGAGCGTTCTTCTTTTGCAAGCTCCAAAGTGCGGTCAATATCAGCTACTTCTTTACGAATTTCTTCAAATTTAGATGTTTCTTCTTCGTTCAATGCACGAGTTTCTTCATCCGCAACCTTTACAAGGTTGTTCATTTCTTCAACTAAACCATTACGTTTTTCAATAAGTTTTTTAAAATTCATGCTATCCTCTTTTCTTTGCATTAAAAAAGCACCCACATATGGTGGATGCTAAGCATTTAATTTATTCAAAATGTCATGATATTTCTGATTGCTGGTTTCTTCTTTATCATCAGACTTACGTTCTTCAATATCATATTCCAATGCACCTGTTGCAGTTTCGTTAGATCTACATTCTAATAAATCTTCACCTTCATCTGCTCGTACATTAATAGATGTTGCAATATATGCTGGGTTCACAGACAAAATACTAACTTCACTTACATCAATAGACTTTAATGTGCGTACTTCTGGCATATTTTCCTGTTTATCCCATGCATCTTCTAGTTTTCTAAAACCAAAAGACCAGCCTTTAAGTTGTCTATTTTCTGCAAGTTGTACTACTTCCGCATCAGATACAATAGCTTTTGCGTATAAGCCAATACTATCTTCTCTTAATTCAAGCGAGCCGTCTTGTTGGTCTCCCAATTTTCTGCGGTGGTTGAAGCGTAACTCTACATTATTATTGCGTTGTAATGCAGAATTGAACGCACCACTTTGTACTTTTTCTAAAAAATTACCCCTTACATCACGAATAGGTTTACTTAAACGCTCTGTAACATTTACATAACCCTCAATCGTAACTGCACCATTACGGACTTCAATTTTCATCATTTTCACCCCCTTTCACAGATTTTAGTGTAGTTAAATCACCAAGTACACCAGTATTTGGTGTGTACACTTTCTTCGTATCTGGATAATAGAATACGTTCGCAAGGTTCATACTTACGAAGTCAATACCCATAGGGGATAAGTCCTCACGTTGACGAATTTCATCCACGTTAATCCAGTTGCTATCCAATGCAGTCTTATATGCATTAAAGCGTGTAAGCATATCTGCCTTTAATAGATCATTCATATCTAAGCTAAAATACAGATTTCCTTTTTCAGTTTCAAGCAACATCGAACGATTGATAGCTTCAACAAAGCAATTTACGATTGGCATAATCGCAGTTTTAACAAAAATATTAAATGCTTTCTCATCTGTAAACGTTTTGTCAGTAAAACCAAACAATTTATAAATTAAGTCAGCATTTGTTTGTTTGCTTTCATTGAGTTGGTTTTCTACGGCAGTACTATCAGCACTTTCAAATGTAATACCCTTATTAAGTACAATTACATCACTAGTACCAAGTTTAGCCGTCATCATTCGCCATGCTCTTTTGAGTGCTTCAAGTGCTTTTACCGTCAATCTCCCCTCAGATTTAAGGAAGCCTTTACGCACACCCTTACTGATTACACCATTTTCATATACTAACGCATTGTACATACTAGAAATTTGTGTAGCGTTATCATCTAATAACCCTCTACCATGCACCCCATCGTTACTGTTCCTAACAGCACGCATGATATTAAAGTTATCATAGTAACTCCCATCTACTAAGAATAGTACAGTCCTATCAATTAATTTGCCGTTATCAAGCACGCTTACACGATATTTAGGCAAGTATTGTAACGATGTAGCACTGTTACCATCTTTCCCAATATAACAATAGCAAGCACCTTCTATAATTAGATCATTAATCATGGCTTGCTTCGTTTCGAACGCACCTAGCGTTGAATTTGTTTCAATGTTCAATAGCTTTGTACGTTCATCGTCTGTGATTTCTGTAATAGTATTACCATCTCGTCTATATAGCTTGATAGGAATACCAGCAATAATACCACTAATCAAAAACAATGCACTTGCTACCGCTGGCACACTTAATGCTTGCCTACGTGTTACTGTTGTAGATGCATCAAAGCTAGGAAGTCCTAAGTCCACATCGTCAGCCGTATCAATGAATGAGGTTTCACTTACTACCGCTTCTTCTCTGACCTCTAAACCAAAGATATTTTTTATTAATCCCAATATTTCACCCCCTTTCTACATTTGGACTACCCAATCAAGGGTACTATTAAGCATATAATTTTGATGTAATAGATACATCGCATTGATGCCAGCTACTACCATATCAACCTTACCTCTTGATTTTTTCTTGTTTACATAGCGGTTCATATTGGTATCGTATACGCAACGTGAATTTTCAAAGTTAATTTCAAGTAATTTGTTGCCTTTTTCATAAACAAGATTGCCATCGGCTACTAATTCTGCAAGCCATTTAGTCGCTGGATGCAACACACTAGAGTGTTGTTTGATTTCTACCATCGTATATCCAGCATCCTCTAGCTTCTGTGCAGTCGATAAAGCATTGTATCTATCATAGCCAATACCCATCACAGTAACCCCATATTTATCTTCTATTTGCATTATGTAGCGTTCAATAGCACCATAATCTACAGTTCTATTGCCACATGCTATACAATACCCAGCGTTAATAAAATCACGATAAGGAATACGTTCCAGTTTTGATTTTTCATCTATCCTATCTTCTGGTATAAATGCCACCGCATCAAGGTATACCTTTTCTGTTTCTTCGTCAAAAGCCACCATAGATACGGCACAGTTATCTGTAGTCATAGCTAAGTCAACACCAAGGAACACTTCACGGCCACTCCAGTCGATATGATCTATAGCTCCTTTTTGTAAATCTGCAACATTCACATAGCTTTCACTACCAGCACCGCTATAAATGATATTGCAATGCTTTGTGATAAAGTTTTCACGCTTACTTTCAATCTCAATAGCTACTTGCCTTTTCGATTTCAAGTCATCCATGATTTCTTCCATTTCAATAGCTAGTGGGTTGCTTTGTTCTAGCACTTCATCATTTGTGGCCCATCCTTTGGTATCGTCTGGTTCATATAACAAGGCGAATACCTTATCATCATCTACCGCACCATTCAATACACGCTTTGCATAGTCCACTTCATCTTCAAATGGATTATTAAGTGTAGGATATTTAGTTGAAATTATGAAGCCTAGCTTGTTCAAGATAGTTAATTGCCCTGACCTCATAGCTTCAATAGCATAGGTATTAGGCAATGCACCTGTTTCATCTACCAGGAATACACTAGGTAACTTACCATCTAACCGCCCTGTTGAGTAGTTAAGAGGTGTATATCTATTTTCAGTTATATTACAGTGGATATAATCACGCAGTATTTTAAACTTTTCTTTGCCATTCATCTTCCCTAGTAGTGCTGGACTACTTCTGATTATCTCTTCAATAGCCGTTTTAATCTCACGAGATAGTGAACCATCTGGTGCTACCGAATAGAATTTAGAGAATTTAGGTTCTATGAAGAAAAGCAAAATAAAAAGAACCGCAATTAAAAATGTCTTGCCGTTCTTTCTGCATATCTCCAATATAGCGTTTTCATATCTTCGTTTATCTTTATTATCACGTTCTACAGTACATAGAATAGCTATGATGAATAACCATTGAAAGCCAGCCATTGCATCATACACAGTAGAGTTAGCTTTTAACCCTTTAGGCATTACCATTAATTTCAACAGTTCGCCTATAGTATGCACTTTATGATCATCAATCATGTAACGGCTATCTTTACCATTGGCAATAGTAAGAAATTCCTTTACTTGTAGTTTGACATATTTAGGTGCATTGACTTTACCCTCTGCTACATCCATTGCATACTTGTAGGCTGGATGCTTCTTATTCATCAACTACTACCCCCTTGCAATACATTAAGCAATGGATCTTGTTCTTCTTCTTTTTGATTAGCTACAAGCACACCCAGCTTTGCCCTAGATTGTGGAGATAGACACAATTCATCACATAATTTTAAATAGGTTCTTACTAGTTTTTCTTGTGTTGCCACAAACTCCCTATCAATTGCAAGTGTAGGCCTTTTGGCCACACGCTTATTTGCCGTATGTAACATATCAATAGCTACGCTAGCTTGAATAATTGTTTGTGTATCTAATCGGCTTAATACTTTAGCTTGCCTTAATGCATCCACAATAAAATGAAATGCTTCTAATTGTGTTTTAGTTAGATAGCTTGGCGGTTCTATTTCCGCATCATCAATGAACGCATTTTCTACAGCAATGCGTTTTTCTTTTTCTGCCTTTGTTAAATGTTTCTTTGTAGTCCTTGCTGATACAGCCTTTCTCATGTGTCCACCTCCTTTCCTCTGTTTTGCAGCATCCTTGTATAGGCACAATATAAATAAATATATATTCACGTGCGCACGCATGTCCCATTAGGGAAAATTGTGTAAATTGTGGTGAGCAGTACGGTCTTGGACTTTTTCTCCAAAAAATTATTTTATGGTAGGGGGGGTACTAATTATTTTTTTCAAGTACTCCCTCTTATATTCTCCATGGTCTGCTTTGTAGTGATGCATCTTGCACAATGTAATCAAGTTTTTCTCATCAGTGCGCTTCTTCCATGCTTCGTGTAATGGTTCAATGTGATGCACATCTAAGCGTTGCCCTACACTAATATAATTATCTTCGTGCAAGCATAATCTACATAAATGTTTATCACGATCTAATATATTTCTTCTGCAGTCTTGCCATTCAACACTGCTTCTGAACTTCCGTTCTTTCTTTCTGCTATCAGATGCATTTGCATGCTCCTGCTTGTAGTTGCGCTTTGGTTTATGTGGACATTCTCCTTCATGTATTCCTCCACAATAGCTACATGCTTTTAGCATTGCATCACCTCTACTTTAATACTGTATTGCTATTCCGTTTTAACTTCCCATGTGTTCTTCTACATAATCCACAATTAGTTTTTCTTGCATCATTCTGGGTTATGTAGCTTTTACATATTCCCTCATATTCAATTGTCCCTGCAGTGCAGATGCCATATTTATTATTTAAGCATCTGTCCCTATTGCAACATATTCTAGTCATACATCATATCCCATTGCTCTACGATTAATTGCATATGCTTCATCATATGTAATACCTTCACGCTCTGCTACTTTATTCAAGCAATCATCTTTAGTTGGATATTGTCCACTGTGTGTATTGATATGGCATTGTGTACATAGTTGTATTAAGTTTTCCTTAATATCTCCGCCACCACTGCCACGTGTATTAATATGATGTGGTTCTATATTTGTTCTTTGTCCGCATATTTCACAATATGACTTGCGAACTTCTTGTATCGTTTTCTTGGATGTAATTCTTTTATGTTTCATCAAATACCCCTTATAAACTAAAAAGGACCGCATCATACTGTGTTGTGCGACCTGTGTATGATGTAGTCCTTAATAGTGTGTAGTTTTTCTAGGAGGCTTGTTGAAAGTGTTCTCTTCATCCATGCCCACATATAGTATCCCATATATAGATAGTCAAATACTATCAACCTTTTTAAAAATTTCTTCAAAGTTTCTAATTGCTCTTTTATGTAGGTTGTGAATATTTTGCACTGAGCAACCAATTAATGCTGCCACCTTTTCCCATGTATGCCCATTAACATATCTATCAATCAGTACGCTCTTTTGTTTTGAACTAGGTATGGCATTAATAAGAAATCTTGCTCTTTCCCTTTCTCTTAGGTATGAACTCCATTCTCTCATTAGTTCATTTGATAGTGCATCAATGTTTGCTATCTTATCTTCAAAGGTAATCGGTTGCCCTCCGCTTACAATGTCTTTGCTATAGTCAATTGCTTGCAGATACATTATATCTTGTTGCAACCTTAACACTTCTCTTTCCTTACATTTGATATTTAAATCAGTATCACGTATCTGATTTAAATATTCCCTTCCTGTCATCGGCTATTATCTCCCTGTTCCTTTAATTTATCGGTCCATTCTTTCCATGTATATATTGGCATCTCTTTTGCTATTGCAAATGACCATTCACCAATGCAACCTTTTGATGTTTCCCAGTCACCACATAATACTAATGCATCACATCTATTTAACATGTCCAAGCATATTTTTAATCCTTTTGAATACGGTTTATCAAAGTACAACATGCTGAAATTATGAAGAGGTGATAGATATGTATTGTTCTTATCTAGCATTACTAGATTTTCCATGATTGTATCAATGGAATACTTATTAGCTTTATCTCCGCCAAATGGATGTGCTACATAAATTAATTTATTTTTAATCATCCGCTTCCTCCTCTTGTACTAGATCATTGATGTGAAATGTTTCGCCCTCAACCGCATCAGCTTCCAATTCTTCTTCCCATAATTTCCCCTGCGCTCTTGCACCTCTTACAAATAATTCTATTTCTTCTGCTAATGGAATAAGCTGTTCTTGTGCTTCATCTATTACACTTAGCCATGATGTGCTAATTGTACATTCATCTCCATACTTATTTGTGATTATAAGCACATACTTTGCTTCCGTAATAACCTTTGGCATTTCCTTATGCCATTTAAAACTAATAGATTTAATTTTTAGCCACTCTTCTTCAAATAGTTTGAACACTTTAAATGTTTCAATCACCAATGCTCTTGCTTTTACATATGCTTCTAATATCTCTGGTCTGAAATCATCCTCTGTGCTTAATTGATATGTTTCAGTAATACCAGCATTATTTGCTTTCTCATACTTTACTTTCTTTTTATCACCAAATCCAATGCTTAGTATCCTCATTTTTATTGCCCCTTTCGTTGCTTATCTTCGCAAACCCAATCCCCACAGAGTACTTTATTTCGTTTGTTAGTGTAAAATTTCTTTCCGCACTGCACACAGTATCTTGTGTATTTAAATGCTTTCTCTAATCTTGCTTCACGCTCTTGCTCTAGTTGTTCCTTAGTCTTTCTTGGCTCTACTGGTTTTCCTGCTCTACAATCTGGACACCATGTGCTATGGCTATCTGGTGTAAATAACCTATCACATCTATGACACTTTCTTTGCATTTCTTATCCTCCTAGCTTATTTTTCCCTGCTTTTTCACGTTCTTTTCTTTGGTGTTCTCTATACCATTCCCTAACTAAATCCCATTCTTCTTCTTCATATGGTTGTACACACTCTTTAATTGAATATTTCTTTATTTTTCTTGCATTGATTTCTATTACTTGATTTGTTTCACCCCACCTGTTGCAGATTGTTAGCCAATTCATCTTCTCTATATGATCATTAACAATTAGCTTTAATCCTTTGAAAGGTTTTTTATACATGGCTAACTCATGTTTTCCATATATCTGTGTCCAACCACTTACCTTATTATCATCAGCCATTGTTATGTTTAGCCTTACCCATAAATCTAATTTCATTTTTAATCCCTCACAGTGCAGCTGTATCCTTTTAGCTTTCTCATTCTGTGTCTAATAGTTCTTACGTTATCCCCAATATATTTATAGGCATCTCCTTGCATGTTCTTCTGCTCATTATATTTATCTAATAACGCTCTCCATTGAATGTAGCTTTCACATTTACTGTGACACCCTACTTCTCTAAATTGGCACTCCCTGCATGGTGGTTTCATAATAACTCCTTGCCCATTGATTAAATA